TAGAACCTGCACCTGCCGTAACGGAAATGCCTTGCCCAGCCGTGAGGGAGGCGTTGATATAGGTGGTGCCGTTGCCGATGGGGAGCGTGCCGTTGGCCGGAGTTGTGCTGATTCCAAGACCGCCATTTGCCGGAGCCACGATAGCGCTGCCGGTAATCGTGCCGTTGAGGATGGGAGACGTGAGCGTTTTGTTGGTGAGTGTGTCGATGGTATTACGACCCAGAAGCGTGTCGGTGGACGAGGGAAGCGTCAACGTGCCGCCGTTCGTAATCGAAGAGAATATGGGGGTCGTCAACGCCAAATTTGTGAGACTGCCCGCGGCAGTCCCGCTGAATGTGGGGTTGCTGATGATCGGATTCGTGAAGGTTTTATTGGAGAAGGTTTCGGTCCCCGCCAGAGTGGCCAAGGTTCCCGACACCGGCGGTAAGGTGAACGTCGACGAGGATTGCTGCACCAGCGTGGTATTGAAGGCGCCAGTCAGAGACAGGTTCCCGCCGAGCGACAGGCCGCCACCGGTCACGGTTAGCCCTGTGCCGCCTCCGTTAACGACAATAGCCCGACCGGCATTTCCCGTCAATGTCGGCAGTCTATCGAATCCGCTGGAGATTAGATCCAGCTCGGCTCGCATCGAACTCGATGTAGCTGGAGAGGTTGGCGATGGGAAATTTCCATGCGTATAGTAATCGTTAGTGTAGGCGTAGGAAGCCAGAAACAGAATCACTGCGAACACCGACAAGATCACACGTACTCTCATCGATCCACCTGTAGTTGATGCCGCAAAACGCGACGAGCTATGGAATGTAACGTGAGAGAACTCACTGAGAACGGATACAGATAGTCGCTGCTTCCACCCAGTCGCGGCTGCACGTTTTCCCCGTCGCCAGCCATTTGGACGGTGACAGGACCGGATGCCGTTCCATCCCAGGTAAAGGCATCCCACGTGATGCCGCTGTCCCAGTGAGGTGCTCCACTAAAGCTCGACCGAACATTTTCCGTAATCTCCTTAGCGCTGATATCCACACCGAATCCAAGGGTGTATTCAAAATCGATTGCCGCATATGCGTTGCTTTGGATTTCCAGACTCGCATACCTGTAACTCTTCAGAATGCGAGGCGTCTTATTGCTCAGCCAGGCAGGTGTGAAATAAAAGTCGATTGCCTGCCCATCGAACGATGATCCGCGCTCAAGTTGGTACACCATGCCGTTTGAGGACCCGAAATAGGTGACATCATTGCCATTGGACAGTTGCCCGTTCCAGACGCACTTGACAGGATTTGCAAAAAATACTGGGAATCCACCGATCGCTTGCCCGTTGACGATCGTGAGGTAGTAACCGCTCCCGTCCGAACAGAAGAGGCGATATTGACTCTTCTGTCGATCGATGCACGATGCCGAGACGATTCCTCGTTTGCCAGTGAGGTAGGGTTGGGACGGGAAGGTGATTGCACTTGGATTGAAGTTGCCGAACTCCTGAACCCGCGCGATGTCAATAATTCCGATACTACTCATGTAATAACTGCGGTCGAGGTTTTGAAGTGTGCGTTCTGCTCCTCCGGCTCCCAAGGTGCTGAAATGGTCAAGGCGGAATGGATTCGTACTGGAGAGGGCTGATGACCCGTACAGTACCTTGACCCCACTCCCAGTCACAATGAACATCGTTGGAGATTCTTGCGAGCCTGGCTGGACCTTCATTCCGTTAACAGTATCGCCGCATGCATATTCCGACGAACCGGAAATTGACGTAAATGTGTAGGGGGCCCCAATGCCGGAGTTTATGAGAGAACTCTTGAACGAGAAGAAGAGGTGATTCTGATGAACTTGAACGTGTGCAGGCGCATCGGGAGACAGCCCGGTCTTGATCGGAGCCAGGGTGACACCATCGAACTCAAACCCGCGATTCACCTTGTCGCAGCCGTAGATCCGCTTGGACCCATTCTGGCCAAAGAAGTTCCCTTCATCGAATTCGAAGGTGCCTCCTGGGAGCATCGTAATCGCGGTCTGGATCCCGCTGAGGGTCAGGGTGGTCGTCCCGATCGTGGCGGCTCCTGCACTGAAATTGCCACCAGACGGCGCTGCAATCACAAGACGACCTGCTGCCGTGCCGCCATTCCACGAACCGCTTTCAAGCATCACTCGCTTAATGACGGCCGTCACACCACCTTTAGTCAAAGTATCCCCATCGTTGGGCGTTGCAACGGCGCCGGCGGTAAACGAGATTTCGTAGAGAAACGGCACGAGCACCCAGCCGGAGCTAGATGACTTATAGAGTTCTACGGCCGTCACGCCGGCATTGTCCCGAAAAGCAAAGACTTCATGAACGCCATTCGTCACCATACTGAATACGCCGCGCACGTCCCCAGATCCAGGAACAGCGGTGATCAGGGCCCGGTAGACATCGGCTGCCAGATTCAGATATTGAGCGTTCAAGAGATTGCTGATTGAAACAGTCGTTTCGGTGGCGGTTCCAATAAGAGTTGTGCCCACATTGACCGTTTCGGTCGTGGAGAAACCGGGACCGATGATTAGGGTGAGAATGAGGTGAGGCGCTTCGAGATTTGTATCGACGGCAATGATAGTTGCCGTTGTGCCGGTTGTGTTACCCGTGAGAGTCGATCCCACTATTGGCGCGCTCAACATGGCTTGCAGTTGAAGGACGGAATAGAGCGCATCGGACGGTTTTAGCTTTCCGTCAAATCGTTCGTACCCCGCAATCCGACTATAACCAACCGGGATAGAGCATTCGAAATTGACTCCGTCGCGCGCGGTGCCTGGTTTCATTTCAAGAAACGGCGTGATCTGGTCCATGCCTCCGGCGAAGACGACGGTTTCTGGTTGGATAGAGGGGATGGATGGAGGCATTAGGCCATGGCTCCCGCAAATTGCATCTTGGGTAATTGGTCAGCTTCGAGCTGCGCGAGGAGTTTCCTGTACCCTGTTTGTCCCAACGCTAAGATTTCCGGGGCTGGCGTGGCCAGTCCGTAGGTCTCCATGACCTTGTAGACAATAATCCGAGTGCTGTGCTTGATGGGGAGGATGGGGATATCTTCGTCGGCCTCAAGCCGTTGCGGCGCCAGATAATACTGTCCGGTCGCGCTATAGCCGACGCTGGGCGTGAGGGCAAAGCCGAGGCCGCGGGTCGGCAACTCGGTGACGGCCATGGGACGGGATTTGGCCGTGCGCAGATTGCCGTACTGGAAGGTGTCCCGCCATTCGTCATAGCTGTCGTAGGCCGAGAGGAATTGCTCAGAGCCGAGACCGGCTGCGGTATTGAAGCAGCGGAAACTGTTCAGGACCCAACTGCCGAAAGTGCCTAGATCGACCCCACATTCAGCTGACGTATATTCCTGCTGCCCGTCGACCAGCTCAAACGTAGTGGTGCGGCGAAGGAACCTCCAGTTGTTGTGGAGCCGCTGGATCTCAAGCCAGGCCTCACTCGTCCAGTAGACAAAATCGTTTAGAATCCCGGTCTGATTGAGGACGGTAGTAGGGAGACGCTGCCCTCGATTGACGACGATGCGGCACTCCTGGGCCGCATCCTGGACGATTTCCAGAAACGGTTTTTGCCCCTCGCCGCCCCCAGTATCAACCCCGATCGGTGCCATCGGCCATGCTCCCGATTAGACAATGCGCTGGGCGTGGACACGGCGTAACCACTCATCCCGATAGGGACTTTTATCCTCGTCAATTTGAATCGAGCACGGCGCCGAGACGGTACGACGGATCTCATTTGTGGGATTTCGATTTTGCCCAAAATGTGGGTTTACCTCTGTTCTGACCGTTACGTTGCGGGACAGCATCAGCATTTCGGCATACTTCCGCTTAATGGTCAGGCTGGTATTGAATGGAAGATACCGCATGCGGACGATCTGTGAGCCCAGCATTACCTCGGCCCCTTCCCCCTGCAACATGCAGGGTTGCCATTCCTGAAAATGGTCTTCTGGGTTCACAGGATTGTAGTACTGAGTTTGGACGAGGGTAATACGAATCCACTCCTCATTGAACGCGAGCTTCTTGATCTCTTTTTCAATCATGGGGCGGTCAATTTGCGCGATCGGAGATTGATGCTCCAGATTGTCCAACTCCTGCCCTAACTCCGGCATATGGGTAGGCGGCGGTTGCTCGATCGTCATTGTTCCGGTTTCCGGTTTACTGGTCAGTTTTTTCCCCATGATATACAACGTCCTTCTGTGAGAGGATGACGGGCCGAGGCATTCTCAATGAATGCCCCGGCCCACTGTGAACCGTACTGCCGTTAGACCTGCGGCCGGCTCGGGAGCGTCATGATGTCCACGAAGGTGTACGTCATGCCGCTGACACCGCTCAGGTTGCTGGATCCAAATGTCCATGTACCGGACAGACTGTTCCCAGCCTTCAGGACGATGTAGCCGAATGGACACATTGTTCCCGGAATAGTCGGAAACATGGCCGCATTGATAAAACGCCCAGCAGCGTCCAAGGCCTGCACCTGTCCCTGTGCTGCCCTGAGAGTTGCGCCGCTATCCAGTCCCAGGACAACGACAGTGCCCTGATTCTTGGTAATCCCGACAAACGCGGCTCCAGTTGCGAAGTCGGTAGTTGGGGTAGCAGTGTTGCTGAGCGCTGCTTTATTGAACGCTTTCCCCTCGATACAGTAGTTAATCGCGTTCGTGGTTGACACGGTCGTCGTCGTCCCTGCGGCCAACACGGGCACGCTGACTGACATCGTTTTCGGTCCATCTGTCTGCGGATCTGCCATGATGAATCTCCTTTTTGGGTCCTGTGTGAATTAGCCAAGCACCATGCTCGGATCGAACGGCCCAGTCGGGCTGATAAATTCCGTCGTGGCCGTATCCAGTGCTGTCGTGCCTCCGGTAAATGTGGAGCTGTGAGTGATAATCAGAAGCCCCACGAGCCCCTTTTTCTCCGGGAACTGCGGGAACACCACGGCGTCGCGGGTCGTGGCTTCCTGCCCCGCCACGGCGGTCACCGTGCCGGCGCTATCGATAAAGAAACACACGACATTGAATTTGTTGGCCGTGATGGTAATGCCGGTCAAGGCTGGCATATCGGTCGCAGCTGCGATTTTCTGCACGCGTCCATTGGCTGTCACATAGGTCGCGCTGGCACCCGTTTTGGCGAGCGTGCTGGATGCCGCCTTGATCACCAGTCCGGCACTGGTGAGAGCTTGGCTAGACATGCGATCGGCAACAGTCCGAATGAGCGTACTCACTGCCATACGAGCGAATTGATCAGAAATCTGAGAGAGAATTTGAGCCACTGTATTGCGCATCGTAATGATCTCCTTGTCGTGTCCGGCTGAGGATCGTCTTCATGGACGTTCCTCAGCCAGTGGCACGTCTTACAGCGCGGGCCTGGTGGCGTAAAGCAAGGCCATCCAGCCATGGTTTTCGAGTAGAATCGCCTTCCACCACATTGTACCGGCATAACCTCGTTGTCCATGCGGATCAGACTTCGACTTTTCGCCAGGTGCCAGATACGTCGGGTCGAGAGCGTCCAGTCCCCGCACTGCAACCTGGCTCCAGGCATCTTCCGCAAAGACGAGAATGGGATACACGTCGTTGCTGGTCCCGGTCGTGGAATACTGCCCGTCACCGCCGATTGCAGCCCCGGCATCTTGCAGAGGTGGAAGGTCTGGCGACAGGACGAATCGGTACTTCTCGCAGGCACCAAGTTCGCCTTCAACAGGATTCCCGTTGGCGTATTTTTCAACAGGAATGAAGTTCGGCAAATCTCGGACAACCGGCTCCAGATCGGTATGCCCCACCACGAAATAACCTCGGCTAATGGGCGAGGTATTGAACTTCGGGCTGGCATCAAGCATGCTATTGACCATCTTGGCGTGATTGGCTGAGAGGCCGATCACACTCTTCCGCAAAATATTCAATGTGATCGGACCATTCACCGTGGAAATGCTGGTGCCGGTTCCACCGTAAAACACGTTGGTGCAAGCACGAAGCGCCCCATAGATAATCAGCTCATTGACCAGCGTGACTCGCTCGCCGACCTGCTTCTGCATTTCACCGGGAACGTCATCCTCATACAAATAAAACGTCTTATCGGTGAATCCGTAAAGGCAGGAATACTGGATCATCACCACAGAAACATCCTGAGCTGCAATAGTCTCTGGGACGTTGGTGATACCCTCTTGGGTTTGATGCTGCTGCACGATGACGTTGCCACGGTCACCGGTCGCATTCTGGATGAACCGGTTCTGGGTGTTGGCGTCCGTCGCAGTCGCCCCGTACGGCATAAACCGCCGAGCGACATACGTATCGCTTTGGTTGCGCGGCATGGGGCGCTTGGGAACTTGCCGGCCGAACCGTGATAAGCATTCCATCGTCACTGCGTGCTTAAGAATCTGTCCTTTGAATCTCCCAATTCTTGGGGATTGTGTGTTGTACCCTTGAATCTGATTAACTGGCATGGTGTTACATCTCCTTGGACGTTATCGCCCGGCGAATCCGTCCATCATGTCGTCCTCTTCTGTCCGAGGTGCTTTTCCGACCGGCGCACTGCCACGCGGCGTAACCGCAGCAGACAGTCGGGAACGTTGCGGAGTGGAAGAGGGCGGTGTTTGGTTAGTTGGCTTGTTACGATTCTGATGTTTCTCAAAATCCTCAATGGAGCGGCTCATAACCGCGGGGTTCCAGGTTCGATTGAGGCGATCCTGGTAATCCTGCGGCTGAGTCGCCAACCATTTTCTGTATGAGGTCTCGGGAATCGGATCATTATCGTGCTCTTTGATGCCAATCACCTGTTGCCAATCTGGGCGAATCAGGGTCATAGCATCGAAGGTGGCCTGCTTCGTTTCGTTATACTGTCGCGTGCGCTCTTCGTTGAGCAACCGTTCAAACTCATCACGTGATACAAACTGCGTAGAATCGATTGGAGCGGCGGCGCTTGCGCGACTCATCCGAGCCGCAATGCGCTCGAACGCTTTTCGTGTCATACCGGCCAATTCGGGAAAATCTACCCGCATCTCGGCGAAATCCTCGTCCGTCAGGACCAGCGGCTCGCCAGGCTTGAGGGCTTCCTGAATCTTATTGATTCGCTGCTCTAGGGGCCCGAACTTCCCGAAGGCAGACGCCAACCGATTATCGACCCCATCGACAACCTTCATGATTTTTTCGTAGTCTGACTTCGAGAGATGAACAATATCCTCGTTCACCTTCTCGGCCTCAGTCTCCGCTTCCGGCGCGGTAGGGGTCGTTTCTGGTTCCTGCGCCGCAGGTGCTTCAGACTTCGTCGCCTCAGCCTTCGCTGGTGGAGCTGGGGAATCTTCCGCAAATGCTGCTAGGAACTGAGCCTCTTCCTGGCTATGATCTTCCAGGACGGGTTCGGTCTCGGTCGTTGCTTCTCCCATCGGTCCTCTCCCGTTTGCACACACGGCGTCGGTTTCCCGCTGAGTCATGGTGCAAACAATAAAAAAGGCCACTTCCAGGAACGGCAAATCCGCTCCAAAAAGTGACCTTTGCTTGCAATCTCTGGTAGAGACTACAAATTAGGCATTCTGTTTCTTAATTGTCTCAATCCATAGTTTCAGTTCTTGCAGATTGCGAATCACACCGGTAATCAGTTTTTGCACTTCCGTAAGCTTAGATCGGTCCGCCTCAGTCATCTCCACCCTGTCCACCCATGCGTTTCATCAATCGATTGTGGAGCCGCGCATCGAGGTGCAGCAAGGCATCGAGTTCTTCGATACGCGCGCGCAATCGGATGGTTCGTTCTTCTGGCTGCGGCTTGGCATTTTCGAGCAAGGCGGCAATTTTTCGGTTGAGCAGGAATTCTGCGAGACGCTTCCACGTGGACGACTCCAAATCGTAGGGCGTGAGAATATTTTCTGACATACGAGGATTCTCTTCCGATGTCAACATTTCATTTATGCCCGTGCTTCACGGGAGCCTGATTGATGACGGCACTGGCATTATTAGACACGGATCCCCCTGGCATCAGGGCACCCAAGCCCCAGAGCCCGGCTGCGTTCAATAACCCACTGGCAATCTGTCCACCCTGCCCCTGAGACGACATCGGCACCTTCTCTGTGATAGCCTCGCATCGCTCGTAGATCATGCCCGGCTGATTCGGATTCGGCTTGCCATCGCATTGCTCAATCCACGCGAAGCCCATATTGGTGCCAAGGAGACTGCGCTCCTCAACGGTACGTGGGACTAGGTACTTCCCATTGCCCATGTCATGCACCGTCGTGCAGCCGGTGACTGCCGCACAGGCAATAACCAGCAGGAGGACGAGCCCCCTCGGAGGCGATGCCATCGGAGGCTTCTCTTCCCATGTCGGGCACCCTTGTTGCGTATCGCTAACCTTCGCGGTAATGCCTACGCGCCCCGGCAGGGCTCGGGTGAGCCAGATCGGCAGCGGGAAATGACATTCAGCCAGCGGCCCGGTCTTCGAGAACCATTTACAGCCGTCGCATTGCTTCATAGGGCTCCTTTCCGTGGAATGCGCTCAATTCTCATCTAACGACCGCCCCCAGATATCCACTAGCAATCTGACAGACGCATGGTGCATTGTGAGATTCTGTTGGCGGAAGATCGATTGAAAGCTCTGCTCCATATCCATGGATCAGCGCAATGGCTACTGGGCGCTCGTCCAATCGATCGTATCGCACGACAATACGATCGCCTGATCGCTCCATTTTGATCATCGCTCCATCATGTCCTTCTGACAGGCGCATGGTGCATTGTGAGATTCTGTTGGCGGAAGATCGATTGAAATAGGAATTCGGTCATATGTTAACCTTGTGTGGACCTATCATGCCTACTCCATTGACCCAGATAAACGCATGGTGTTCGCGTGGATCGACGGAGCAGGATGGATAGCGCGGCTCTTCTTCAGTGAGCCACTCAATGCACCGCACGATCCAAATAAATACCGCGTATCCACACAGCATCGCTATTGCAATCACGGGAACTAGGAAGACGATGCCGAGAAAGATCGTGAGCAGTTCAATCATCGCTTGATCACATCTTTATCGACCGAATGGGCCTCAACCGCTCCCGCCAGAGTCGCTTACGGACCTTGAAGGGCTCCATTGTGACGTATCGGAATGTTTCTA